CTGCATTAGTTGCGTTTGTTACTGTAACACCTGCTATAACAGTATTTAAAGCAGTGCCACCAACTGTTATTGCATCTGCTTCCATTGTTCCGTTTATGTCTGCATCACCTTCTACATCTAAAGAACCAGCATCTAACTCGCCTGTAAGAGTTATGTTTCTAAAGCCAGTAATATCTTTATTAGTATCAACTATTGCTGCCTTCGATGCTGCAATAGTTCCTGCTGTAATACCATCAATCGCTTCAAGATCATTTTCATTTATGTCTGCTGAACCAATTACAAAACTACCAGCAGTTACGGCACCAGAAGCCGTTAAGTTTCTAAATGAAGAAGCATCTTTATTTGCATCAACAACTACTACTTTACTAGCTGCAATAGTTCCATTTGTAATTCCATCTAACTTTTCTAAGTCTGCTTCATTCATATCAGCAGAGCCAATTATAAAAGAACCAGTAGCTGTTACTGTTCCTCCTATCGTAGCATTACCACTTGCATCTAAAAATACTGACTTAGCAGCAGGTATAGTACAAAATACTGTTCTTGTGCCTGATGTCCAGCTAACAGCATTGTTTGAATTAGAACTAGCTAATATTGTTGTTCTAGCTAATGTAGTGCCAGAAGACGTAAATGTACCTAACCCAACTTCAAAGTCAGTATTATCAGTACAACAATAATATGTAGTATCTGAATTACTTAAATTTGCAGTGAAAGTTTCAAAACCAGTAACTGCACCACCTAAATTATAAGTACCAGTACCAGTTGTGGCAGTCGTTTCTTTTATTCTATCTGATAATACTAACGCCATTACTTCAACTCTATAGTAAGATTCCCTGCATTAATTCTAAAAATATCTCCATCCGCTATAGTTTTATTTGCATCCAAAGCTCCTACAAATAATATGTTACCACTACTTGATGCGTCTGCAACAATCACATGTGTTATTATATTGGTGGTTCCACCAGATGCTGGAAAATCAATAGCCGCTGCATTGGTTGCCGTTTGTGTGTCTGTTGAATCTGCTCCTATTGTTGTCCATCCAGAAGCAGCTACTTGTTGTCTTGCATAATTTGTAAAGGTTGCTTCTGTAACTGAACCAGTTTCTGCCGCAGATACGGCTGTTGCTAAACCTACATATATGCTATCTCCAGGACTAGCAAAACTAAGAGAGTTGTTCTTGAATATATAATGTAATATTCTTCTCTCTAAATAATTGGTTGATGCATTTGCTGTTGCCATTATATTCTCCTATGTTCTTGGTCTAGCAGGTAATCCTGCTCTATAACCATCTGTATTTTCTCTTGCTTCGCCTAGATCTTTTAATCTTGAAAGATAAAAAGTAAAATTCTTTTCATACTGAGCTAAAACATCAGCCTCTCCCTTCATGAAAAAATATGCTTCTACTAAAGAACCATATAATAAAGCGAAAGGTGCGTTTGTGCTTAACCATGTTGTACCACTATCAGCCCCTGCTGTTAAGCTAGTAGGTCTATAATAGTAATGAAGTTCTACTGCATAGTTACTATCAGGAGTAGGTGCTAAGATAAAGTTATCTTGATCAAATCTTGCGTAGTATTTAGGTAAACCTGTGGTAGAAGAGTTAGGTGTATATTCTCTTAAATAATTAACATCTTTCTGTAAAAGAAAACTTTCAGAACCACTGGCTGTTATTTGTAAAGAAAAGGGAGCTAATAAATCTGACGGTACTGTTAGAAATTGATCAGAAGATGTTAAAGCACTTGTTACGTTTTTTCTAAAGATTTCTAAATCAATACTTTTAAAAATTTTTTCTTCTGTTGCTTTAATAAAGTTAGGAAGATTAGTAACAAAAGTCGTTTCTGCATTATCTGTGTAATCTTGTATAGCTGTTTTTAATGTTGCAAATGTAAAACTCATGTTATGCACTCACCGTAGTTGGTCCTGCTGTAGCTCGGCCACCGCCACCTACAATACTTCCTATTGTAGCTGTTTGACCATTAGCTGTAAAAGTATATGTGTCTAAAGTAACAACTGTTATAGTATAACCAGACGATTGTTCCATAACAGTTTTAGTAAATCCATCAAACCCTGCTACCGTTCTAAATCTTACCGTATCATTAGAAGATCTGCCATGTCCTACTTCTTGAACGGTAATAACACCTGAACCAGCCGAACTAGATATAAAAGGGTTTAATCTTAAAAGAACTTCAACAGGGTTTTCTGTTCTACTAGGTCTAGCGTCTTTAATAGCTTCAGGATCTGCCACATTTTTAAAAGGTCCTAACTGAGGGTGTTTAGCTTCAAACTCGTCTGGTCCTACTAAAGAACCATTCCATTCTTTTTTTAAATCACGATGCCTATACTTCATACCAGACCTGTCTGATATTCCAAAAGCATGTTTTCCTGTGGCAAATCTACTCATTAATTAGACCTTAAATAAGAATATTGAGGACTTACAGTGAAGCTAGATCTATCTCTATCTTCTCCCATAGCTCTTTCAAATTCTTCTTCGTAAATAGCTTTTAACATTTGAGTTCGTTGAGGAGCTTTTTTTAAAGAAAGATAATAAGCTAAACCTGCTGTCAAACAAGGGTAAAATCTAAAAGGTACATCCATAGTATTAATTTGATTATCAATATCTTCTACTCTAGTTAAAGCATCATAAATCAAAACATCCGTGCTGTTTTCTGGAACAGGCCATATTTTTAAATTAGGCGTAATTTGCCTATCTAAGAAAAATTGTGTAGGTCTGCCTGTAGTAGTTTTGTTGGGTATTGACAATTCATCTGATCGACTAACTCTTGTAATAGAAAAATCTGTACCAGAACGTCTAACCACTATATTAAGTATATCTATTACATCTGTAGCTAAATCATACTCTCTATCACCTGACGTTAACGCCTGTGTTCTTTGAGTTATAGTCCATTGATTTAATCCCCTGTTTGCCCACTCTGCAAACATTAAGTTTAAAGATCTTCGAGCTGTAGCTAAATCATACCCTGTGCGAACTTCTAGTCCACATCTTTCATAGGCTTCTTCTATGTATTCCGCAGCATCAGGTTCAAAGTTGGTAGAGTTAGACGTAGTCATATGTTACGCTTTCTTTGGTTTTTTAGCGGTTTTCGCAGCTCTTTTAAAATTTGCTGCAGTAGGAGCCCCCTTCGATCCTGGCTTTCTCATTTTTTCTTTTGATCCCGCAGCGATTCTTTTTTTCTTTGCGTGAATATTAGCATATAGTCCAGCGCCCATGTTACCCTCCGTATAAAGCGATTAAAGCTATTATAGTGGCTGCTAACTGAATAGCAATACCCCCAATAATACCCCATATTTTAATGTCTAGTTTATCAATGTCTTTTTGCATATGGGATAAGTGATTCGTCTCTAAACGAATTAATATTTCTTCTAAGATAGCAGTTCTTTTGTCTAAAGAATGCAAAAAGTCTTTTTCTTTTATTGTGGCCATCTTAACACTTCCACCTTTTTCTAGCTTGTCTTAAACGACTATTAGGATCTTTAGCAGCTTTAGGAAATTTTTTCATTTGTCCCGCACTTCTAGCACAATATGATTTTCTTCTTTTTGCCGCCGTACTCCCTGCTTTTACTTTTCCTGTTACAGCTGTCTTTAACTTACTTCCAGGATTATCTCTACGATATTTAGCAACACCCTTCTTAGTCATACCTGCACCGTCTTTGGTCTTTCTTTTATGACCTCCGCTTATAGAATGACCTTTCATAGTGCCTTTTTCGGACATATTTACCTCTATGCGTAGAAGAAACTCATCATATCTGTAGTTGCTATTGTATACTTAACATACATACCATCTTCAAATACAACTCCGTTTTGTGGAATTGTATTATCTATAGTCGTGTTGTCTGTTCCTATAGTTCTAGCTTTAAACAAGGTTGTTCCACCACCGTTAGGCTCTCCGTTAACAAACTCAATAACACCTGCTGTGCCCCCAGAAACAATAGAATAACCTTTAAGACGAGTTCTACCGCCAAAAATTATATCTGCGGCTAGCGCTGTTGTTCCCGCTAAAACTGTTCCTGCAGGATCGCCCACAGCCGTAATACTAACTATCGTTTTAAAAAAACTAGATCCTGTTACAGCTCCAGCATTACCACCTGTTATGTTTTCAGTTAAAGAAGCTCCGTCTAAATCAGTCCCTACAACATTAAATGATATTCCACTATCGTTACCACCAGAAGTAATTGATACCGTTCTTGCTGATCCAAGAGTTACTGCACCGCCACTGGCTAAGGCACCCCCTAAAACTAAAGCGGCATTATTAGCTACTTGTGCGGAGGCTGAAAAACCATTCGGATCTGCTGCAACCTCATCACTTATAAAGGTTACTTTTACGTCTGAACTAGACCCTGCCATATTAATCTCCTTATAAAAACGTGGGGGTAATTAACCCCCCACTTTAATTAAAATTTAGATAATACCATAAAGATTTATCAATGAGTAATCAGTGGTTACGTTAACAATCATAACTGTACCGATAACTTGTATAACATCTCCTGCAGCTGGACCAACAGCACCTACCGCTCCTAATGGAACAGCGTGGTTACCTACTACTAATGTTCCTGAAGTAAGAACAGTAGCTGGGCCTGAAACTGCAAACCAACCATAATGAGTGGCAGCCATATCTACAACAGTGACACCCATAGTTGCGCCTGTAGTTGTAGCAGCTTGACCAATCAATGCACTAAGTGGGTCAGCAATAAGCGTCACCCTTGAGCTTGTTGTTATAGCTGTAGCTAAATCATCATAAGTAGTAATAATAATAGAAGCATCATCTGAATGATCATGTGCTGGATTAGATCTTATTCTAAGCATCTGACCTTCGCCTGCAGCATCATTGACGTATAAATATCCGCCTGCATATTGATTAAGCGTAATATCAGTTCCTGCTGTTTCAACTGAAATTGCTGTTTCACCAGCGGCCACGCCTGCTGTTGGCGTTAAATCAAAGTGATGAGCTATTGAGGCGGCATGCGTTACACATTTACCAGCTGTTAATGCTCCTGCACCCATTTTACCATAACGATAAACTGTATTTCCATAAAGCAATCTACTTCCTAAAGGAAATAATTGAGATGCTCCTGAAGTAAAAGGGTCTACTGTAGCAACAAGAGATCCACCTTTACCTACAATAAAATCAGACGCTGCAAATCCTGCGGCTTCAGTATATTTTAAATGTCCACCATCTTTAACTAAAAGCTGATCATCTATAGTTACATCACCAGTTGTAGTTAAATTACCGCTTGAATCAACAGCAAGATTAGTTGTTTCAGCGCCTGTTGAAGTGTTTGTTGTTATTTGTTGAAGGCCACCTTCCGCTCGGACGGTTCCTTTAAAGGTTGTATTAGCCATGTAAATCTCCTGTAAGGGCTATAGTCAATTACATTATGTAACTGTCAGGTTAACTTTAGTGTACACTAAAAAAAGAAGGGCGGCAAGTGCCGCCCTTAAAACTGATGCAATAAATTGCTTGGAGGCTATGCCGCACCAGGTGTTCCAAATAAACATCTCCAGTCTGAGAAACCAAAGCTGTATCTTTCTCTTGCCTTAAAACGCATATTTCCAGTGTCAAAGTCACCTTCCATAGCTGTCTTAATAGCAGAACGATTGAAATGTTTAAGACCGTTTGGAGCGTCTGTTTTGATAAAGAACGCATCTGTATCTGTTAAGAAATGGTTTACGGATGCACCTTCTGGTAACATTCCCATGTTCTTAATAGCGTTTGGATCATTATCTGCAGTTCCAACTCTTAAATTACTGTTTAAAACTCTTTCAGCAATAAATTGTAACTCTTTTGGAATTATCAACTTAGTACCTCTAACAGCAATCTTTAAGCCTCTCTCATCTTGAAAACCAGCAATGTCTATCAAAGCTTGCTCAAGAGAAGTCTCATTTAAATCTGAGGCTACTGATAACACATTACTTTGAGTACCATTGATTGTTGGATGAGTGGAACTTATTAGAGCAACTCCATCGCCACCTGCAGAAGCTCCTGCAGTAAAAGCATTGTTCAAAATAGACGCAGCTTTAATTTGCTTTGTTTGCGCCATTGAACGTGCCAATGCTTTTGTGTAACGACCCGCAAGACGATCATAGAGATTATCTTCAATAGCTTCTTCTGTAATTGAGAAAGCTAATGCAATAGTCTCATGTGTGTATCTTGAGGTGAAAGTCTCTTGTGCGTCATCAAAGCTTATCGCTCCACCCTCTGACTTAGACGGTGCAGTTGAAAAGCCTGCTAACATCACTTCTTCTTCAAACGCTCTATCTGAAGATTCTTCATCAAAAATCTCAGTATGCTCGTTCTCGTAACGATCGTATTCTAGACCAAACAGGGCGTTAAGTCCAGGTTCTAGCTCTTTCGCTAGTTGTGCTCTTGAAATAGCCATTTTCTAACCCCTTCCTATATACCTGTTGTAGCGAAGGTACCAACCGCCGCGCTTGTGTTAAGATTAAAATGACCATTTAACCTTACGATATACTGATGACCTATTGCAGAATAATCTACATTTCCTTCATCTTCGTAAAGACCAACAATCCTTATATCTAAGGTGCCTGTAGTAGCAGCTGTACTAATGTCTAACGCATCACTGGATCTACCAGTGGCTGTGCTACCATTATTTACACTTGCCATGTCTGCATTAGAAAAAACATCCGCAAGAGCTGTTGTTCTATTGGTGTTAGTATCATCTGCAGCAACTACATAAAGTTGCATAGGATCATCATAGACAAACGCTTTCACAGGAAAATCTGTGTTTACGCTTACCGCATTAGCTCCAGGCCAGTAGTTCTTAAAAGTTGTCTTACCAGTTACTGAGTCTACAAACTCAACACCTGCTAATACACCTAACGGAGAGATCGCTTGATCTGAACAAATAATAGTTCCTGCAGCTGCAGGGCATACTATTCCACCGTTGTATATAGCTGTGCTATAATCGTTTGCAATCTCATACTGAGTAGTAGCATTGTTATTAACATTGCCACCTACTTTACCGATCGGTCTAAGACCAAAACCAGCAGTTATGTTATTTGCCATTTATTTTACTCCAATAATGGGACCGTCCTATTTTTTAGGACCGCCAAAGGTTACACGAGATTGACGATCCGCTTTAGAAATCGTCATAGTTGAATGTGCGTTTTCCCTCATCATGTCTTGATCCACTGCGTTCATTTGGTCTTGCTTTC